GATTGTAGTAATTGTTTATATTGTGATAAGTGTCCTGATGCTTGTAAGGTTATTAAGTGTGATTGGGATCTTGATTGTGAAGATGATAGATTAGATGGTGAAATTGATAGGGTTGTTTTGAGTGTTTATGATTATTAATATAATATCCAGAAAGGTATATACATATGAATTTTGAAAAAGATAAATTAATAAAAAGTCTGTGGTGGAGCAAATGTAGGAGTAAATATTAAAGCTAATGAAATTATTTGTAATGACATTCTATCTCAAGTTATATATTTATTAAAAACATTTAAAGATAATAACAACGAAAAAATATTTAAATATATTCTTAAAAATATTGAAAAATATAATTTATCAGATTCTACTAAAAAAACATATGAAGATTATAATTGTAATAGTTTAGATGGATTAAGCAAATATAATAAAGAAGCATATATAAATTTAAGAAAAGATTATAATGTATACAAAGAAGGATTTGAAAAAGACATTTTATTTTATACTTTAATATGTTATTCATTTAACAACCAAATAAGATTTAATTCTAAAAATGAATTTAATGTATCATATGGGAAAAGAGATTTTAATAAAAATATTAGAAATAATTTAGATATATTTCTTAATAAATTACATAATCTTAATATAAGTTTTACAAATAATGGTTTTATTGATTTTAATATAAATGATTTAAATAAAGAAGATTTTGTATATTGTGATCCTCCATATTTAATTACTTGTGCAAATTACAATGAAAATGGTGGTTGGAATAAAACTTATGAAAAACAATTATTATGTTTGTTGGATAATTTAAATAGTAAAGGTATTAGGTTTGCTTTATCAAATGTTTTAGAAAGTAAAGGGGTTAAAAATAATTTATTAATTGAGTGGGTTAAGAAATATAACGTAAATTATTTAAATAATACATATTCAAATTGTAATTATCAAAGAAAAGATAAAAGTAAAAATTCATGTATTGAGGTTTTAATTACTAATTATTAATATAAATTAGCAATAAAAGTAATGTTTGATGCAATGTTGGTTAAAAAAATAAGGCAGTATAGCTGTTCATCTTGAAGGTGTGTATCAATTAGGGTGATTAATAATACTGCCTTAATAAAAAATAGTATTTGTAATTCAAGGAATTTTATACAGGAGGAAATAATGAAACCAGAAAATACATACATAATGAATATTGAAGCATGTTACATATATAAAGATTTATTAGATAATAAAAAGATTACATATAAAAATAGAGATTTAACTAAACTATTTTCTGCTACAATTCCATATAGTTTAGAAACAATTAGAATAGATGAAATGTTTCCAGATACATTTTATATTTTAAATGGAAAACAATATACAAGAAAAATAATTAATGTAACATTTGACAAACATTATACTAAATGGGATGAAGAAAAAAATAAAAAAATAGTTATTGCAACAAAGAAAAAGATTAGAAAATATTTGTATAAAAATGGTTTTGTAATGGATGGTAAAAAATACATATTCTATAAACGTGGATCTGGAAAAGCAAAAAATGGATATGCATTATATATTCAAGAAGATATGAAAATAAAATTACTAGATAGAAGTAGATTAGGTATTAAATTTCAAAATAATGAAGAGTTAGACATGACTTCTTTACTTGCATATGAATCTTTAATTACTTCAGGAATTGAATTTACAATAAATTTAGATCCTAAAACTGAAATATTATTAATAGATGATATTTATGGTTTAGAATTTGAAAGTTTTGCAAGTGTAACAGAAGAAATAGATGGAGAAATAATAACAAAAAATAAAAAAATAAAATTGAAAAATTGTTTATCTGATGGTCAAGGTTTATTAGATGAATCAATATTTGAACAATATAATAAATCTGACAAAGGGTTTATGTTGTTGAGAAGTGATATGTTTAAAGATTGTGCTTTTAATACTAAATTACAGAAATGGTTTGAATATAATGAATTAACTGAAATTAAAGATATGTTTGGAAATACATATGATACTAGTAAAATAAAATTAGTTACTACTCCTAATTCATTGAAGTTTTTAAAGTTTTCTTATAAATTTACTAAAAGTAAAACAAAAGAAGAGTATGATAAATTAACTAAAGAAGAACAAAAAAGCATAGATAAAATATGTTATGAACATTGGAGAAATAATATAGATAACATATTTGGTGTTGTAAAATGTGATAAGGAAGGTAATTATGGGAATTATAATAGAGTTACATATCAATTATTAAATAGTATACCAAATTTAACATATAATGATTTAATGGAAATTACAAAACTTGAAAGAGAATATGTAATGTTATTAAAGAATGATATGGCAGTTTTTAAAAATTATTTGGGATATAATGCAAAACTAAGTTTGAGATTAGAAAAAGATCTTGAAGAAGGAGATCTTAGTTTATATGAAAATACAGATTTAATGAGTGCATTATTATTAGTAAATTCAGATATTCAATATACTAAAAAATTCAAGAAAATGAAAAGTGATTTAATTGCTAATTACATAGGACATTTAAGAAAAGGAAAAGTTAGAGTAAAAGATACAAAATATGTTACTTTGTTTTCAAATCCTTATGAAATGCTTTTAGCAGCAGTTAATAAATATAAAAATAAATCAATAATGCAAGGTAGAGAAATATATTGTAAATATTATAATAATGGTCAAGATTTTTGTGGAAGTCGCAATCCTCACATAAATTCAGGCAATGTTATGTATACTATAAACAAATATCATGAAGAATATGATTTATGGTTTAATATGACTGATAATATTTGTGCAATTAATTTTTTTGATAATGATGCTCCAGATAGACTTCAGGGGTGTGATACAGATTCAGATACTTTATTACTTATACCTAATTCAACATTATCTAAAAAAGCTAAATATTGTGAAGATACATTTCCTACACCAATAAATAGAGTTAAAGGTAGTTCTAAATTAAAAAAATATAATATGGTAGAATTATATAAGTTGGATACAGTTTTAAGTAATAATTATATTGGTAAAATTGTAAATCTATCTCAAATTATTAATTCATATTTAAGTGATGCTATTAGTAAAAATGAACCTTGGTATATAGTTGATGAATTATATCAAGCAAGTAGTAAGTTATCAAGTATGAGTCAAATTGAGATAGATAAAAGTAAAAAAGTATTTGATAATATAAGCATGAGTAAGGAATTAAGTAAAATAAGGAAAATTAAATATATAAGATATGTTGAAGGAAAAGATCCAAGAGGAGAATTGGTAGAAAAAATGGTTGTACCTAATTTTTTTAGTATGATATCTGATGCTAATGAATATAGAGTATTTGAAAAATTTAATACACCACTAGATATTTTACAGGATGTATTAGAATTTAAAAGTTCTAAATATCAAAAAGGAGAAAAAAATAAAGAATTAATTGATTTATTAGTTAAATCTAAAGAATTAGATGGTGATCGTCAAATAAATAGTGTAAAAGCTATTTATTCAATAATTGAAGAATGTGGGAAAAAAATAAATGGCTTAAAAATAAAAAGTTGTAAATTAAGTGATAAGGCTAAAACTACAGTTGAAAGAAAAGCAAAAAAAGATTCAGTTGAAAAACTAAAAAAACTAAAACCTAATGATTCAACTATATTGTATATATTAAAGCAATGTTTTTTAAATAAAGCTAATATTGATTCTTTAGATTTTAAAAAGTATAGTATGTTAACTTTAAATTTATTATTTATGTCAAAAAAAATACAAGTATTAAAATGTTTTAAAAATAATGAATTAAACTTAGATGAAGTATTAATTAAAATAAAAGACCAATATGATTATGATATATTTGGTGAAAAATATCAAAAAGTTAATAAATTAGATTTGGTATAAAAATAGTTAAATTGCACGACAAATTTTACTAAGTATACCTCAAATATAGATATATCAATAGTTTTAAAAAGTGTTATCTTCCTTGTATATGATATAAATAACAATATAAAATTATTTGGGTGATGACCGACATCAAGGAGAAATAATTTATGAACAATAAAATAATATGTAGTGTATGTGGTATTGAAAAGTCTGAAAATGATTATTATTTATCAAGAAAAAATGAAGGCAAAATGGGTATTTGTAAACTTTGTTTTTGTGACGAGATAAAAAACAATAAAGATTTGTTTAATGTTTTTAGGAAATATGATATACCTTATATTAATAATTTATGGGAATCTTCTATGAAAAATTCTAGTGGAAATGGAATTATTAGTAGCTATATGAAGTATATAAATAGTTTGTCACAATATAAAAATTTAACATGGAAAGATAGTCAATTAGAAAATGATAAAAATTTTGAAGTACCAGAAGAAATATTTCAAGAAAATATTATAAAAAATTTAAAAAAAGAAATAGAATCATTAAATGTAAAAATAGCAAAATCAAGAGAAAGTGGTGATTTTGGTACATATAGAAATCTTATAATAGCATTTAAAGAAGTATTGAATTTATATAAAGAAATGAATAAAGAATATCAAAAAAGTATAAATTTTGATAATAAATTAAAATTTGATAAAGATGAAAATATTGAATTACTTAGAGAAACAATAGTAAATACAATAATAGATCAATTAAATAAAAAAGGCATAGTTTAATATTAAAACCAAACTGTAATTTGAAACAAATTTTGAAATGAAATCTTTAAATTAAATTTTGAAAAAAATCACTAAATAAATCTTAACTAAATTTACTAATTACAATTACTAATTGTGTTAAATGAGAATGAAATCTCAACAATATGAAAAATTAAAATAAAAAATTATAGAATAAAAGGAGATTGTAAAATGGAAATTACAATTACAAGAGCATTATCAGAGTTAAAGTTATTGAATTCCAGAATTGAAAGAACAATTAATGAAACAACTTTTGTTGCAGCTAATAAGAAAAGTGCTAAGAAAGTTAATAATGTTTTTACTAAAGAAGAATTCATTGAAAACTCAAAATCTGGATATCAAAGTGTTCTTGACTTAATTGAAAGACGTAAGAAAATAAAGTTAGCTATTGTTGATTCTAATGCTAAAACCACAGTTACTATTGGTGATAAAACTATGTCTGTAGCTGAAGCAATTGAACGAAAAGATTCTATTCAGTATGATGAAATGTTTTTAGATGCTATGGTAAAACAATATAATTATTCAGTAGCTACAGTTAATAGACAAAATGAAGTAGTTCAACAGAAGTGTGATGATTTATTGACAACTATGATGGGTTCTGAAAATAAGACAAAAGCTAATAAAGATGAGATTGCTTCAATTACTAATCCTTATCTTGAACAAAATGAATGGGAAGTTATTGATCCTTTATCATTAGATAAAAAGATAAAGACACTTAAAACAGAAATTGAACAATTTGAATCTGATGTTGATTTTGTTCTTAGTGAATCAAATTGTATAACAAAAATTAATATAGACTAATTAATAAAATAATGTAGATTGTAACTATGCGAAAATTTTAAACTTAAATTCCCTTCTTTCTTATGGGTTAATTAAGAAAAAATAAAAAAGATTTAATTCTTGCAGAATTAGAAGATTATCTAATAAGAGATGATATTGGAATAGTGTACACTTAATCCTAGTGATAAAAGGTGTACAAATATTCAAATATTTTACCTTAAAAGATCAATGTTCAAAATTCAATGTTCAAGAATCAGTCTTTAAAGTTCTTAATTATTAAGACTTAGGAATTAAGTACCAAATTTCGATAAAATCCAAGGTAAAAGGTTATAAGAGCTAATTTAATTGTCTTTAAATTCCCTCTTGGCTGCATAGTTACAATTACCTTAATGATACCATACTTTAAGTATGTCTGTTGCAAGTCAGGATAAAATCAGAGCAGGTTGAATCACCTAAACATGTGTTAGGTTGGTTCTAATACTTAAATTTTATTAAGGAGATGAAATTATAATTTGAAAAAGGTCAAGGTTAATATATTTATTGAAATGATGAAATTAGGATACATAAAAATGGATAAGTATAACCGCAACTATGCAAGGTCAAAGAGATACAGATATGTACAAGAAGATGTTTATGCAGAATATATTAAGTATCTTTAAAGTAATAAAATAAAATTCCGAAAGGAACTGATTAGCATGATGTCAGTTAGTGAATCATATGGCTAAGAAAAATAAAGATAAGATAAAAATTAAATATGTTGGGAATTCTGCTCAAGATGTCACAGGATCTATGATTTTAATAGAAAATGATGATACAAATATATTATTAGAATGTGGAATGGTACAAAGTTGTGGTAATTCTTTAGATGATTTTAAAGTTAATGCTAAACCATTTCCATTTAAGGCAAAGAATATTGATTTCTTATTTCTTTTACACGCACACATTGATCACAGTGGACTTATACCTAAGTTAATACACGATGGATTTAATGGAACTATTATTACAACTGAAATTACAGCTAAGTTATTAAAACCTATGTTATTAGACAGTTGTAAAATTATAGCTAGTGATGCTGAAGCTTTATCAAAGAAACGTGGTAAACATATACAACCTTTTTATAATAAAGATGATGTATATAAGACATTAGATTTAACATATGAGTATGATTATAATAAAGTATACATATTGAATGAAAGTGTAAGTTTTAAACTGATTAAGAACTCACATATTATTGGTGCATGTCAATTAGAATTATACATTACTAATAGTTTAGGAGTACAAAAGACTATATTATATACTTCTGATTTAGGGTCATTTAAAGTTAAAAATTATTATGTGACTGAGAATGATAGATGTAGCAAAGCAAATTTGATTATCAGTGAGTGTACCTATGGGAAAAGAACACAAGAATCAGCACCTAATAGGAATAAAGATTTAGAGAAGCTTGATACAATTATTAGAGAGGTATGTATTGAAAAGAAAGGAAAAATTCTCATACCAGTGTTCGCTTTATCTAGAAGTCAGGAGATATTAACCAATTTGTATAAGATGTATGGAAATGATCCTACATTTAATATTCAAATTGTCGTAGATAGTCCACTTATTCTTGAGATCAATAAAGTCTATAGACAAGTATTAACAGGTGAAGATTTAGAATTATTTGATAAAGTTTGTTGTTGGAAAAATGTGATTTTTAATAAAGATGCAGAAACAAGTAGAGCTTCAGTTAAAGATAAAAATCCTAAAATTGTTTTAAGTAGTTCAGGATTTATTCAAAAAGGAAGATCAGTGGAATATTTAAAGGAATTTATCACTAATCTAAATGATTGTGTAGTTTCTGTTGGATATTCACCTGAAACAAGTACATTTGGACAAATAAAGAATGGTGTACCTTTTGTAAAAATTGATGGTAAAAAGTATAAAAATAATTGTTCTTGTATTACTTTGAATTCGTTTAGTTCACATATTCCTAGACATGAACTTCTTTCTTATATGAAAAGTATTTATTGTGAAAAATATGTTTTTGTACATGGTGAGGAATCTGGAAAAATTCAATTTAAGGAAGATCTAGAACAAGAACTTTCAAAAATGTGTAGAACATCAATAGTTCAGTGTTCTACTAAAGATATGGTTACAACATTGTAATTTTTAAATAATTATTAAAATAAATTTAAGGAGATGTAAAATTTATGGATCAGTTTCAACAGGTTCTAATTAATTTTGCTATTATGGTTATTCCAGTAGTAGGTGCTTTTATAGTTAACTTTTTAAGAAAGAAAAATGCAGAACTAGATGAAAAGATTAAAAATACTAAGGTTGAAAAGTATTTAGGTATATTGTTTGATACAGTAGAAGTAAGTGTTGTTGCAGTACAGAATACATTTGTAGATAACCTAAAGAAGAATAATAGTTTTGATGAAGAAGCACAAAATGCAGCTTTTGAAGATGCAAAAGATAGAATATTAACTATTTTGAGTGAAGATGCAAAAGTTGTATTAAATAATGCTTATGGAGATTTAGATGAATTGATTAATGGACTTATAGAAAAAGCAGTAAAAGATAATAAGTAACTTTTAGGGGAGTTATATCCCCTACTCTATCATGAAATTATCTACATGAGGGTAATTTTATCCTAATCGCCAAGAACACTCCCACTTCTAAGCGTAGCAAAAGTGGGAGATGAATTGGTGACTGTTGACAAAACAGTGCATTAATAATAGAGATGCGGTGAAATACTTGAAAACTATATTAAAAGCATATAAGTATTGTATATACCCAAACAAACAACAAACAGAGTTAATCAATAAGACTATTGGCTGTTGTAGATTTGTATATAATCATTATTTAGCACAAAGAATTGAATTGTATAAAACAGAACAAAAGTCAATGACTTACAATGTTTGTGCAAATGATTTAACCAATTTAAAAAAGCAATACGAATGGTTGCGTGATGTTGACAGTATTTCACTACAACAAAGCCTTAAAGATTTAGATTTAGCTTATCAAAACTTTTTCAGAAGGGTTAAGAATGGCGAAAAAGAAGTAGGATTTCCTAAATTTAAGTCTAAAAAGAATCCTAAACAAAGTTATAGAACACAGAACGTAAATAATAATATATCAATTACTAATAATAAAATAAAGATACCAAAGTTGGGATACGTCAAGTTTTCCAATAGTAGAAGTTTTGAAGGTAAAATTAATTCTTGCACTATATCCAAAACATCTACAGGCAAATATTTTGTATCAATATTAGTTACAGAAGACATACAAGAATTGCCACAGAACAATAATGCTATAGGATTTGATTTAGGAATTGCAGATTATTTAATCACATCTGATGGCGAGGTAGTTAATAACCCTAAAATATTAAAGCAATACGAGGATAAAATAATTAAACTACAAAGACAATTAGCACATAAGAAAAAAGGCAGTAATAGATATAAAAAACAATCAAAGAAAATTGCTAAAGTGCATGAAAGAATCAGAAACATTAGAACAGACTTTCTACAAAAACTATCTACACAAATTATTAAGGAAAATCAACTAATAGTTAGTGAAGATTTGAATGTAAAAGGCATGATTCAGAATCACAAGTTAGCTAAAGCGATATCTGATGTATCATGGAGTGAATTTTGCAGAATGATTGAGTATAAATCAGTATGGCATGATAAGATATATCATAAAATAGATAGGTTCTATGCATCAAGTCAAACATGTAATGTATGTGGATATAAAAATACAGATACTAAAGACTTAAATGTTAGACAATGGATATGTCCAGAGTGTAATGCCAATCACCAGAGAGATGTAAATGCCGCAGTAAATATACTTAATCAAGGATTAAAAGAATTAGGCTTAACAGCTTAAATAAAATAGGGTTGGAACGACCCGAATATAAGAGGCTCGTGGAGATAGTAGGTTGCGAGGTTGATGAAACGAGAATCTCCACCTTCTAAGTGAAACGTAAGGTGGAGAGGTTCAAATTACTATAACTAGGAAAAATAATAAGCCAAAAATAAATATTAAGTTTTAAAACATATAAGAGTGGTTAACTCCACTCTTTCCAATATGGATCTTGTAGATTAATTTTGGTGCAACTCCAAAAAGATCCTCTACCCTAGTCGAAGGGAACAAATTTTTAATTTATGAGAGGTAATAAATGTTTGATAGAAACGAACTTATAAAAGTTGGTTTAAAAAAACGTAACAATGAAATAAATTTATCGTGGGAAGATATAGGACAGCAGTTTGGAATTAGCGGAGAACGTGCTAGAGATATAACTAGAAAATTTGCATATAAAAATAATATAACTGTGAATACTTCAGATACTAAAGAAAAAGAAATAAATATTCCTGAAGCTATACTAAAAGATTTACAAAAAGGTATTGAAAAAAAATTATTACTAACAAAATATAAAATATCAAATAGAGTATTAGATGCTACAATTGAAGATTTTAAAGATAATGGATACATAATAGAAAATATAGGTGATAAATTAATACTTTGTAAAGATATTGTAACAAAAGAAAATATTTATGATATAAATTGGAATGGTGATAAAATAATTAGATTCGGAGTAGTTAGTGATACTCATTTAGGATCTAAATATCAACAAACAACACATCTAAATACAATGTATGATATTTTCTCAAAAGAAGGTATTGCAACAGTATATCATTCTGGTGATATGAGTGAAGGAGAAAATATGCGTGCAGGTCATGCATATGAATGTTTTATCCATGGTGCAGATGCTATAGAAAATTACATAGTAAAAAATTATCCAAAAAGAAAAAATATTAGAACATATTTTATTAATGGTAATCATGATGCTTCAACTATTAAAGCTTGTGGTCATGATATGGGAATATACATAGATAGTAAAAGAGATGATATGACTTATTTAGGAATGTTGAATGCTAAAATAAATTTAACACCTAATTGTGTAATTGAATTAAATCATCCTCTTGATGGAGGATCTTATGCTTTATCTTATTCAATACAAAAATATATAGATTCAATGTCAGGTGGAGAAAAACCAAATATATTAATAAATGGACATCATCATAAAGCAATGAGCTTATTTTATAGAAATATTCATGCTATTGAAGCAGGAACTTTTGAAGCACAATCTGCTTGGATGAAAGGTAAAAGATTAGCTGCTCATGTAGGTGGATGGATATTAACAGTACATGTTGATGATGAAGGTCATGTTAATAGGTTTGTTCCTGAATTTATACCATTTTATGATATGATAAAAGACGATTTTTGAAATATTAAAATAAAATTTTGATTTGAACTAAAATAAATTTGAAAGGTTAATAGTGTGAATCTTATGGATTACACAACTTTGGCATTAGGAATATTTCTAGGTATTGTAGTTGGTGTTCTAGGTTATAAATATATACTTCCTTGGTTTGATATTAATTTGGAAGTTTATAATTATAAAAAATCAGTAGATGCTACAGATTATCAATTAACAAGTCAAGCATATCTTGCTGAATTTAAAAGAGATTATCCAGAAACAGAAGAAAATTATCAACAGAAAGAACCTTGTATTGGTTTTCATCATCCTCAGTCTGAGGTAGAAGAAAGCTGGGGCAGCCCTTTTTGTTCAAGATAAGCCAACTAAGGAAATTAGTACTAACATGGCATATCCGACTTATAACTTTTCGTGGGCTGGGGGGCAGCCCAAAGGTGCATCCCCTTGAAATATACAGTTGAACTAATATCTACAAGTGAAAAAAGAAGTATAAACTAATATGAGATTATAATGATTATATATGGTAAAAAAATAGGCATATATCTATTTACCGATTGGTAAAATCATGCTAAACTGTATATTGAATTATTATATTACAGGGAGGCGCTGAAATGGCTATACGCTGTAAGCTATCAACGCTGATGGGGCAAAACCGCTATAATATACAGGATGTTTATGAGAAAACAGGGCTTTCAAGGGCAACAATCTCTAATCTTTATCACGATAAAATGCAGCGTATTGATTATGAAACCCTGAGTAAGTTGTGTAAGTTGTTTGATTGTACTGTGGGAGATTTACTCGAATACTATAAGTCGGAATAATTTTGTTCTTCATCAGTGCATAAACACAGTCCGTTTTTTGGGACAGATGAAATGATACAATATAACAGTGAGGGAGGTGTTTCGTTTGTGGTGCAAAAATTGTAGTAGAGAAACAGAGAATGAAAGATGTGAGCTTTGTGGGAGTGTGACTGAACAGGACATACCCTATGAAGTTTTTTGGTGTGATGAATGTAAAGTGCCGATTATTAAAGCGGCTAACAGTATAGATAAAAATATTTGCACTCTTTGTAATGGAAACACCACTTATCTTTGTGCTGATTTGCGTCCAGTTTTTCCTGAAGAGAGACTTTTATTAGAAATTATCGGAGCAAAACCGTTTGCTTATCATGACAAGGCCATCTGGGCTTCTAATAATCGTTATTACATCGATGGGAAAGTAAAGCTGATTACCACCAGTTTTTATAAAAAAAATTCGCCCAAGGTCATTAGGGAGTTGCTGGATCAATATAGCGTTCAAAATGATTACTTATATTTTAATAAGTCTATTGAGAGGTTTATAAAAGCCAATCAGGACAGGCTTAATTACCTAAAA